AAACATATAGAGTATCAGATGGTGTAGGTAAAGATGGTGTACTAAAATTAACAGGTCCTATCGCTTATACAGAAGCTATTATGCCTATAGTTGAAAAATATAATCATCGTTTAATAGAAACTAATGTTTATTTAGGTTTAATATATAATAATTTAAGTAAAACACATACAAATAAATTTTCAAAAAAACATTACAGTGGGATAACTGAACCTATTATAATTAATAATTAATAGTAGTTACAAATAAATTAAAAACTCCCAAATATACATACTACAAATAGTATATATATTCGGGAGTTTTTAATTATATCATTTCTAGTAGTTCAGTTTCTCTTGAAAATTCAAAATTTTCAACTGTATATATAATAAAATCTTGTATTAATATTTTAAACTTATATATTCTAATAATAGATTGTAATATTAAAGTTTTTATAACAGGAAACATACCATACCAATATAATATAATTAAAGCAAACACACACCAAACTAATTCCAATATCATATTAATATATTTAATTATCATATAATTTCTATATTTTTTTGAATATATAGAAATTAAGAAAATAACAAACATAATATAAAGAAAACTATATATTTCATATTTATATTCAACTTCTAAAAAACTTGTAATATTAATTGAAATACCAGTTATAAAAATATATATTGGAATATAAATAAAGTATAATATATATAAAATTTTTTTATATTCAATTCTTATATCACATAAATTTTCTAAAATATTTTTAGTAGAAAATAACAATACTAAGTAAGGAATAAATTTACTCATAAAATAAAAAAATATTTCAATTGAAGTTTCTTTTTCAATATCGTAATAAGGTAACATAACTACAAATAAAGTTAAAAATTCTATCTTTAAAGCATTGAAACTATCTTGTAATGAAAAACTTATCACATTTGAATAAAGGGCACTCATACCCATTAAAACGAATTGAAAAACTTGTAGTGTTATTCTAATAAACGATATATAAAACATTATTTTATGTTGATTTATAATATTATATATTTCATCTCCAATTACAAATATTAATAAAAATAAAAGCCATAATATTCGTGTTTTTCTTGCGATAAGTAAATTTTCAATACGATTATCTACGATAATATTTGTATATCTTTCTTGCGGTCGAATATTATGAGGATTATTTAATATTATACGTTTCAATATTTCCATTTTTGATATTTTTGAAATTAGATTAAAAGATCATTTCAAAAATCAATTTTTTATGGTTTAATAAATTGACATAAATTATATATAAAAACGGGGAATATACGAAGACTAAAACTTCTTCGTATATTCCCCGTTTTTATATATAATTTATATTTTAAAGTTTTAAACTTGCACTAAAACATAAATGAATAAGTTTTACTGTGTGTAAAAAAGTATATGTTAGTATAATATAAATCATTAAAGAAAACAATATAATTATATATTCTAATATCATATTTATAGTTTTACAAAGGAATTTACAAGTAGATACCTTTAAAGTAATCAATAATAATAGTGAAATACTAATCAATAATATATTTTCAGGTAAATAGTTTTCCATTTTAAAACTTTTTTTGAACTTGTTTTGTGAATTAAAAAAATCAATTTTATAATTTCATTAAATTTATAAAAAGATGCTTAAAACTTCTTCCAATTGGTAAAGAATTTAAACAAGCATTTTCAAGCATATGAATATCTTGTATTTTACTCATATCTATATGTTTTAATGAATAGATAACATCGTCATATTCGGCAAAAATAAAATTTTTATACATTTCATCGGAATTTGTCATAACAGTACAACTAAACACGTTTGGAAAATTATCACTGTATTTATTTTTTCTGAATATTATTTTATAATCGTTTTCAATCATATGACTTAATGAATCATGAATTGATTTTATACCCTTGTTTTCAGAATATTGTATAAAATCATTATAGTTAAACATATGAATATATTTGTTATATTTTAAACCACGCATACAATTTATAAGTTCAATAAACATTTTTTAAAATTCAATATATAGTTGAAATATAATTTCAATTTTTTATTAGTAAATATTTTTTATCATTATATCATTTACATTTTGACCTTTTAAAAATATAATTCCACAATCAAAATATATTATGTTGTTAAGTAATAATTCTTTTAAGAAATCTCTAGATTTACCTACCCCTTTTCCTTTTAAATTTTTCATTTTTTAAAATAAGCATTTCTAAACTTAAAACAAAATATCAGTGTCTTCATTGTATACCTTAAGAACTTTACAATAAAATTGTTGACCTTCAAAAGTTAATTCATTTACACTTTCTAAAAAAACTTTAGAAAGTCTATATTTTTGTTATGACATATACGAAACACATAATTATATTACATTAACAGGAATTCTGTTTGGAGGGCGAATTTCGTCCTGAGGTTTTCTTACAATAATTGTAAGAACTCCGTTAATACATCTTGCAGAAACGTCTTCGTCTCTTGAATTATTATATACTTTAAATCTTCTTGTAAAAGAACCAGAACGTCTTTCAAAATTATGTAAAGTATCATTTTCTTGTCTATTTTCAACAGTTTTTTGAGCTGAAACTTCAATATAACCATTTTTTAATTCAATACTAATGTCTTGAGGAACAACACCTGGAACTTCAATAGTTGTTTCAATTGAATTTTCATGTTCCACTACATTCATAGGTGGGAAAGAAAAATGAGATTCAACAGCTCCGAAAATGTTTCTTCCTAATGGAAAGTAATCAACATAAGTGGATCTTGAAAACAAACCATCATTTAAAATATTTTGTAAAGCAGAATTTAATGACATTTTTTATAATTTTTTTAATTTTTAAATTTAAATTATTCTGAATTACAATAATTTTTTATTATAGGTATACTTGGATTATATATACCCATTTCTGATGCCTTTCCCAATAACTCTTCAAATTTAAGATGAAATTTTTCTGTGTGTCCAACATCATCCTTGTTTAAGTAATGAGCTATTTCATGTAATATAACATAAATTAACATATTTATAGGATAATATTCATTGTTTTCATCATATAAACACAAAAATATTTTTTCTTTATTTATAGTGAAAGATTTATCGCCTTTATATAATTTTATATTTTTAATTCCATATTCTTCTAGTAAAGGTTTAAGAATGTTTTTTAAAGTATAAAGCATAGGATCATCTTGTAATTTATATTCTTGAATCTGTTTTTGTATAAAATATAATAATAAAAAAATAAGAATAATAGCTAAAAAATATCCAATTATATTTGAAATTTTCATTTTATTAGATATTAAAAAAAGTATTTTTACTGTGTTAATTTAAAAAAAGGTGTAATTTATGGATTAAATTAATCCATAAATTACACCTTTTTTTAAATATTATTTTTTAAAATGTTAACATTTTAAAATTCTTGAGATTGATAATAGTTAATATTTTTAATAAATCTATATTTAGAATCATTCCAATCTGGAAAAGAACCACTTGTTAAACTATTTTTCAATATATTTTTTGCTATTTTTAATTTACCGGCATTTAATTCAAAGTCAATCTTGATACCGAATTCCGTTTCTACTGTTTTATTTTTGTTATCTATATGAAATACAAATATAAAATCATTAATTTTGCTATATTCATTCTCGTAATCATAAACTTGTTTAAGATATTGTCCAGTGTATTCAATATCTTTTATAGGTTTTCCTCTTTTATTTAAGGGACTTGGTACAATAAAAGTTTTAATATCGTTTTTATTCATTTCTGGTATTATTTTGTCATTAATAACCTTAAAATAATCTTTCACGCGTTCATCTTCAGAATTTTCAATCATTTGTTTTAAATTTTCTACAGAAATATATTCAACGCCAAATTCTGAAAAGTCATATGTTTCGTTTATTTGACTCTGTTTCATCGTTATTTCGTTCGTTTTTGGAACTTTTTCTTCAGACTCTGATTGTGATTGTTCTACATTTTTCTTACTTTTTGTTTTTGGTATTTTTTCATTTTCTTCAAAGTCTAATTGAGTTTGCTCCATCGTTATTTCGCTCGTTTTTGGTATTTTTTCTTCAAAGTCTAATTGAGTTTGCTCCATCGTTATTTCGCTCGTTTTTGGTATTTTTTTCTTACTCTTTGTTTTTGGTACCTTTTCTTCTTTATTTTCATTTTCTTCTTTATTTTCATTTTCTTCTAATTCACGTTCATATCTTTCTTTGTCTTGTTCGTATTGTTCAAAGTATTTTTCTTTGTCTTCATCTGATTTTTTGTTCCATATCTTTCCAAGTTTCTTTGAAATTTCTTGCGGTGACAAATCGGGATATTTTTCTTTTAGTTTGCTTCTACGTTCAAGTGTAAAGAAAATAAAAGCTGTTCTTGGTTTTTTAATTGCGTTCTTTTCCCCTTTTTTCCCCTTGCTTTTTTTCCCCTTTACCTTTTCTTTAAGTTCTTCATCTGAAGGAGCAACGTATTCAGACATTTCGCGTTCATATCTTTCCCCATCTTCTTTTGATTTTTCTTGGTATATTTTTTTCTCTGCATCATCCATTTCTCTCCATTGCTTACCTAATTCACGGGTGATTTCGGTTGCTTTCATATCAGGATTTGCCTCCTTTAATTGTTTTCTATTTTCGTTACAGAAAATAATATATCCTGACAATTTAGCTTTTGGTGCATCTGGGTCTTTTACCTTCTTTTCCCCTTTTTTCCCCTTGCTTTTTTTCCCCTTTACCTTTTCTTTAAGTTCTTCATCTGAAGGAGCAACGTATTCAGACATTTCGCGTTCATATCTTTCCCCATCTTCTTTTGATTTTTCTTGGTATATTTTTTTCTCTGCATCATCCATTTCTCTCCATTGCTTACCTAATTCACGGGTGATTTCGGTTGCTTTCATATCAGGATTTGCCTCCTTTAATTGTTTTCTATTTTCGTTACAGAAAATAATATATCCTGACATTTTAGCTTTTGGTGCATCTGGGTCTTTTATTGTTTTAGAACTAGATTTTACTGCTTTTAACAGTTTATCTTGTACTTCTTGGGACTTAAAGATTTCCAATAAATTTTCTTCACCATTATGTTGGTGAAGAAAATCAATAAACATATTTTTAACTGAAGACACTATATTTTGAATTTGAATTTTAGAATTCATATTTTTTTATATTTTAATTTTGATATATAAGTTTTAGAATTTTTTCAATTTTTTTATTATACTTTTAAAATAAAAAAATTGCAAAGTTAAAAGTTAGAATTGGAATTATACTGAGGGACTGATAGTGACATAAAATTTTGCCCATACATACGATAAAATACTATCGTATGTATGGGCAAAATTTATTTTTTTATAACCTTTATTAAATTTACTTCAACATTACAAGATTTTTACAAGAGATTTTAACAAGAGATTTTAACAAAACAAAAACAAACAAATTTACAATCAGTTATAAATATTTTTTCTACATACAGGGCAAATATTTTGTATATTTGATTTCCAGCAACTTTGACAACAGAAGTGAGGTTTTTCGCAAGTGTTTGTGTAATAAACAGTACAATTTTCAAGACATATCACACAAGTATCTTGTTCCTCTAAACGAAAAAATTTACACTCTACTTGTCTTTGTAAATTGAATGTATCAGGTTCAATTATTACAGGTTTGACAGGAGGTCTTCTAGTTGGACTCACATCTAAACCACGAAGTACTATTGTATCAAGTAAGAGATTTAAATATTCGTGATTAGAAACAGTTTCTATACTTTCTAAAGTATCACCACTTCTATATCTTTTATGAAAATCAAAACTTTGTGTTCGCTCATTATATTTATATAAAAAGTATGTTCTCGTATCTATTACATATGGATAAGGTAAAACAACACGAGTGTGCATATCTGTAAAAGTTGCGTCTAGATTTTCAGGATAATATTCATCAAAGAAAAAACTGAAATCAGGTAGGTATTCTATTTCTGAACTTAGAATATTATTTTGAATTAAGAAATCAATATCTTTTTTTGCAAGAGGATATATATTTCCCTTTGAAAGTTTTCCAATAGGAATACCTGCCTTTTTAAACACAATGCAACTATCCCAATTTATGAGAAAATCTTCTCTGAATCGATCAAGTATGAGACTAGTTTCTTTGCGTTCAGCTTCTTTGCGTTCAGCTTCTTTGCGTTCAGCTTCTTTGCGTTCATGTTCTTTAATAAGCTTGAAATAAGAAGCATCTCTTCTTCTTTTTTCTTCGGGGTCGTGTTGTTTGTGTTTAGCACAATAATTACCAAACATTGGATGGGTAGGGCAATATTGTCCAGTTTTTGGACCCTTTTTAAAAACATATAAACAAGTTGCTGACATGTTAAAAGTTAGAAGTTGGTTTAAGGTTGTTTTGTTGATATAAGTTGCAAAGAAAAATCAATTTTTTAGTTTTTAAATAAAAAATTGCAAAGTTAAAAGTTGGGACTGGGTTGAAAGTTAGAAGTTATAAGGAAAGTTAAAAGTTAGAAGTTGGTTTAAGGTTGTTTTGTTGATATAAGTTGCAAAGAAAAATCAATTTTTTAGTTTTTAAATAAAAAATTGCAAAGTTAAAAGTTGGGACTGGGTTGAAAGTTAGAAG